GGCCGTTTAGCTGCGATACAAGTTCACGAAAACGCAGGAAAGGTAAAACTGGGAGCTTTGGAAACATTAAAAGCTTTTATAGTTGATACCCCTGTTGAATTATACGCTGTAGAAGCATTGCACGATAAAGGATTTATCACCTTTAGAACGCACGTTCGCAAAGCCGGGTATTATATTTCTGATGATCCTTTGGCAACATTGCCAACAGATGATTTTAGCGGTTTAAGTTTAAGACGTGTGATTGATAAGGTTTTTAGATTGGCACACAATATTGCCAGTACTGAAATTCTAGCCGACTTCGATTTAAACAACGATGGAACAATCTCTCCATTTTACGCAAAAACAGTAGAAGGAAATATTGAAAATGAAGTTGCATCGCAAATGACCTCCAAAGGGGAGTTAAGCCCAAGTGCAACGGATAAAGATGATTTAGGCGTGGTAGCTACCTTTAATCCAACATTGAATGTGGCAACTACCAATAGAATAGAATTAAGCTTAAAAGTGAGACCAAAAGGCTACGCTCGTTGGTTCGACATTAATTTAGGCTATGACATTAACTTAAACAACTAATAAAAATGTTTGATTCAAGAGAATATGAATGGGCAGACCTTACTTTAATTTTAGGAGGTAGAGACCTAACAGGTATCAGAGCTGTAAAATATACAGAAGCTATTGAGCGTGAACCTTTGTACGCTAAAGGAAGAAACCCACACTCCATCCAAAGCGGCAACATAGATTATAAAGGTGAAATTAAGATGTTGCAAAGTGAATATGAAGCTTTGGTGAAAGCCGGGAAAGGAACTGTATTAAGCTTGAGCCTGGACGGTTTATTTGCTTACGGAAACCCAGCCGATGGTAATGCCTTAATTACCGACAGAGCCGTTGGAATTCGGTTTACGGAAGCTGCCAAGGAACTAAAACAAGGCGATAAGTTTCAGGAAATTACCTTGCCTTTTATTTGTTTAAACATTAAAAACCAAGCTTAAAATATGGAAAAACAAGTCACTAAAGAACAAATTGCAGCTTGGAAAGAAGCGCACGAAGGCGTTTTTAAAATTACTGTTGAAGACAAGGTTGCTTTTTTAAGAAGTCCAACCCGTAAAGAAATGGAGTATGCAGGTCAAGTTGCAAAAACATCTACCATCAAATTCAATGAGTATTGTTTAAAAACTTGCTGGTTGGCCGGTGATGAAGAAATTNAAACCAAGGACTCTTACTTTATGGGAGCATCAGGGCAAATAGCTGCTATTTTAAATATCAAAGAATCTAAGCTGGAAAAGCTTTAGAGGCTGCGAAAATAGTAGATGAAAAAGCGGAATGGATTCGTATAACCAATGCGCAATTACGGTACTATTTTCATATTGACCCTGACAGCCTCAGTGATGAAGAATGGGCAACCCGAGTAAAAGAATTACAATTTATCAGACAAAAGGAACGCAACACCTAGCCTTCCTTTTGTTTTTATCTACACATTATTAATGGATAGTAACTTAAATTACATACTTAAATTTAGTTCTAATGCCGATAAGGTATCGGCTTCCATTGATAAATTAGACAAAGGTGTAAATCAGGTAAGTAAGCACGCCGGGAAAATGGCCAGCGGTTTTTCCAAAGCGATGGATAAAATAAACTCCAAGCTTAGTACCATCCAATTACATTCCTTTATTCAAAATGTACAATCTGCTTCTCAGGGATTGGATTCCATAAATGAACCCGGGTTAAAATTAGGAAGCTCCTTAGCCGACTTATCGGCCATAACAGATGTTACTGGAGACAAGCTAAAAGAAATTGAAGGTTATGCCAGGGAAGCCGCTAAAACCTTTGGAGGTGATGCAGCCGCAGGTGTAGAAAGTTATAAGCTTATTTTATCTCAATTAACGCCTGAACTTGCTAAAGCACCAAAAGCCTTACAGGCAATGGGAACGCATATTAACACACTTTCCAAAACAATGGGTAACGATACTGCCGCAGCTGCTGAAGTATTAACAACGGCAATGAACCAGTACCAAATTTCTACAGATGACCCAATTAAGGCAAGCCAGCAAATGGCAAAAATGATGAACATTATGTCCGCAGGAGCTAAAGAAGGTTCAGCGGAATTGCCACAAATAAAATCGGCCTTAGAGCAAAGTGGTCTGGCTGCGAAAACAGCAGGTGTTCATTTCTCAGAAGCCAATGGGTACATTCAACTATTGGATAAGGCTGGTAAAAAAGGTTCTGAAGGTGGAGTTGCTTTGCGGAATGTAATGGCTTCATTAGCCCAAGGAAGATTTTTACCGAAAGATGTACAAAGAGAATTACAAGATGCAGGTGTTGATATTAGTAAACTAACAGATAAAAGTCTAACACTTTCAGATAGATTAAAACCTTTACGAAGCATTATGAATGATCAAGCATTAGTTACAAAAATGTTTGGAAAAGAAAACAGCAACGCTGCTATTGCTATGATTAGTGGTATTGATGAAGCTGAGCGATTAACTACCGCAATTCAAGGAACAAATACAGCCTATGAACAAGCTGCTATTGTTATGGATTCGCAAGCAGAAAAAAACGCAAGGTTAAAAGCCGGACTTGATGATTTTAAAATCAGCTTATTTAATGCTACCAATGGCGCTTTAGGTTATGCATCTGTTTTGGGGGATGTGGCTTTTGATGTTTCCAACTTACTGCCAATTTTTAGCGGTTTTGGAACAGTATTACAGTTTGTAACCAGTGCTACAAAAATGCAAGCCTTATGGTCTGGTATTGTCTCCGGTGCAACCGTAGTTTGGACAGGTGTACAATGGGCATTAAATGCCGCCTTGTCTCCTATATTTTTAATACCAGCCATTGTTATAGCATTAGGAGCTGCCATTGTTTGGGTAGTTTCTAAAACTGAAGGTTGGGGTGCAGCTTGGGAGCATACGGTTAACGGAGGTAAATTATTATTTAAACTGTTTAGTGAATCTGTTAAGCTTGAGTTTATAACAGTATCGAATGTATTAATGATTGCCCTGGATAAAATTAAGAAAGGCTATTTGGAATTTAAGGAAGCTGTTGGTTTAGGTGATAGCAGCGAAAACCAACGAATGATCGCGCAAATTGATGCGCAAACGAATGCACGTAAAAAAGCAATGATAGACCAGGCTAAAATAGTTGCAGAAACCGCAATGAAAGCCAAGGATGAATTTGAAAAAGCAGGTGGTTCCTTAAAATGGAAAGTTAAAGCGGAAGTCTCAACGGCAGGAGCTGCTGGGATTAATACCCCAACTATTCCGGGTATTATTACAGATGGTGGAGCTGGCGGAACCGGTGGTGGTGGATCTGGAACAGGTGAAGGCACAAAAACCAATAAAGCAATTGCCACAGGAGGCACAAAACACACGTATGTAACTATAAATTTAAAAGAGTTGGTGGGTGTTTTAAACATAAAAGGAAACGATTTTAAAGACAGTGCAAACCAATTGCAGGAACAGGCAACAGATGCGCTGCTTAGAACATTAGCATTAGCAACAACAGCAGGGAGTTAATATGGAAATAGATAACACAGGCATATTATACGCAAGTTTGGTAGGAAGCAAAATCAGCATTCCACGGTTTACAGCGGTTCAAAATGAACTAATGAAACACGTATTGCCGCCAATACCATTTTTGCCTTTTAAAAATGAAACGAACATTCAAGAAAGCAATGGCAGCTATGATGCTGAACTATGGACAGCCGATAAACCTTTGTCTGAAGAACAGCAGTTTTTTCCATTCACTTTTGTTGGCCCTGATGGCGTTCGTTATTTATTGCCCTATGAACCGATGATTTCAATTACCGGTAAAAATAACATAGTCCGCAGAAATGTGGCTAAAGCCAAAGGCTTGATTGGTTCTATAAAAGAGCGGTGGAGTCAAGGAGATTATGAAATAAACATCACCGGTGTTTTAATTGGATCTGTGCTTACAGGAAATGTTGAGGAATGTTATCCTAGAAAGGATTTTGAGAGGTTAAGAGATTTTATGACAAAACCAAAGGATCTAACAGTGTATTGTGAACCATTGCAGTTGTTAGGGATTAATAAAATAGTAATTGAAGACTTTAGTTATCCCTTTACCAAAGGCGAAAATGTACAGGCCTATTCAATTAAAGCATACAGTGATTTTGCGTATAACCTATTATTAGATATTAATGATTAACAAAGATTTTATGAAAGCGAGAACGCTGGTTTTAATGTTGAGCATCTGTATGTTGTTCTTCACGGGATTCGGGAATACTACTACCGACCTGACCGATAATTCGAAAGCTGATGCTGCCTCTTTAGAAGCAGCTCCAGTAAAAGTGGTGCAAATTTCTGAAATCAATTGGGAAGATTTTAGGGAAACGGTTAAAAGATGTTCTCAGGAAGCTGTAGAAGAAACGGATGCAAAACTGCTGAACCGGTATGAGGCTGCATTTGAAATTGCAGATGCTGAGTTTAATAAGATCTTCAAAGCTGAAATTCAAGATTTATATTTATCCCCTAAAGAACTGGACGCAATTACCCCTAAAACAAGTAACACTCAAAATGGAGAAGTAGGCTGGTTTATAAATAAAAATCAACTGATAATCAACTCTAATCAAAAACATTTCAAAGGAGACTTGTCACTGTTTTATAGAATAAATCAGATTTAATTATAAAAAACAATTAGTTAGACCAAACAATAATAAACTGCCTGCAAGGTGGGCAGTTTATTTAAAAAAGAACAATGTACAACCTGGACTGGTATATAGAATTCAATAACAAAGGCAAACGCACACAATTGGCATTGATGGCTGAATGTGAAGTGATTTCTTCAGTAGATAATTTGGCAGATGTTGCTACTATTATTTTACCTGAAGCAATACTAAATGAGCCTTTGGACTTTGAAAACAAAATTGGTCGTGGTACTGAAGTGTTGATACAAATGGGTTACGATGGTAACTTGGAAACCGAGTTTAAAGGTTTTATTCAAGACATTACCAACAATGACAGTTCTTTAAAAATAGTGTGTGAGGATGCCTTGTTTCTATTTAGAATAGGCGTGCAAGATGTGGAATTGAAACCAACAACCTTAACCAAAATAGCACAGTATATAATCAGTGAAATTGACAGCACTTATAAATTGAATTGCACTTATGATGTGAGTTATGAAAAATTCACCATTCACCAGGCGACAGGCTATGATGTTTTAAAGAAGTTACAGGACGAAACCAAAGCCAACATATTTTTTGATACTAAAAAAAAGGAGTTAAATATCCATCCGCCTTATGTAAGCAAAGGAGGCGAAGTTTTTTATTCGATGCAAAAAAACATTGAAGCTTCCAGTTTAGAATTTAAAAACAAATTAGATTCTAAAGTTGAAGTTACAGTGGAGAGTACCGATATACAAGGCAACGTTCACCAAGTTACTGCGGGAACAACAGGAGGTGATAAAGTAACTTTAAAAGTAGGCGCAATGAGTGAAGCTTCAATGCAAAAGGTTGCCGATGCTGAATTATTAAAGAGAAGTGCCTCAGGATATGAAGGAAGTTTTGATACCTGGTTAATTCCATTTGTAAAACCAACCTATTCCGCAAGAATTAAAGATGAAGATTACCCGGATAAAACAGACTGGTATTATGTGGCAAGTGTAACCACCAATTTAAGTCCTGAAGGTGGTAAAAGAACCATAACGCCAACCATAAAATTAAGCTGATGGATAAATTGAGCGAAGTACGAAAGCTGTTGATTAAGGCCGTTGGTGCCAATCCTAATTTACCAATTACAGGAATTGTACAAAGCGTAGAAGGCGACAGTTGCAGTGTGGAGTTAAAAAGTGGATTAGTATTGAGCGATGTAAAGCTGAAGGCAACCATTAGTACAGGTAGTAATTATTTAACGCCAAAACCCAAAGTAGGTAGTACAGTGGTTTTATTAAGCTTGTCAGGTTCTTTAGAGAATTTAACAGTTATAAAGTTTGATGAAATTGAAATATTGGAATACAAACAAAACGGTCTTGAATTTATTGTTGACAGCATCACTAAAAAGGTAACTATTAAAAATGCCGAGGTTTCGTTGTTTGAATTATTTACCGATTTGACAGCCACTTTAAAGCAGTTTAAAGTATTTACACCAACCGGGCCAAGTGGCACACCATTGCCCCCGACAATTTTGAAAATTGAAGAGTTTGAAACAAAATTTAAAAAACTTTTAAAATGAGTTTAAATAAAGAAGTTTTAAAAAGTGACATCGTGAGTTTGTTAACCGAAATGTTGACACGTGAGGAAACTTCCATAGATGAGTTTGCAACTCGTTTAAGCGATTCAGTTGATGTTTATGTGAAAAGTGCCACTATAAAATATACAAGCGGTTTAACCAGTGCTACAGGTGGAGTGGTATCAGGAACGTTTCTTGGAAATTTAGAATAATGAAAAGCAGAGCAATACAATTTGTTGACAATACTGAAGATGGTGAAGTGTTGGATTTAAAAATCAGACCAGTTAGAGATACTGATGGTAAGATAGTTTCAGGCGTTGTGATTGGCAAAACCTTGCAGCAAAATAAAGCTCTTATTCTTTTGGCACAACCAAATGATTTTAAAGCAAATCCAACATTAGGAGTTGGGATTGAAGATATTTTACTGGATAGTGATCTGTTGGAATATCGCCATAAAATTAGAGAGCATTTTGCAATGGATGGTTTAAAAATTACAAAGCTGGACTTGTATAATACCAATAATATAAAAATTGAAGCTGATTATGAATAGAGTTAAAATAGGACAAAGCTTTTTTGATAAGGTTACTCAGTTCACAGGCAGTTTTGAAAATGCGTTTGAAGCTTCCATTTTAAATGGCATCAGCGTGACAGACGATGTTGTAATTGGTGAAACCTTTAAATATGGAGATGTAACCAATAAAAGAGTGGTTTCCTTTTTTAATGTTAACAATGAACCTGCAACCGCAATAAAAAACTTACAGGCACTGGAACCTGTAGAGAATGTTGGAATTGGCTATATGATAATTGGTAGCACATTTAAAGTAAGATAATGGGAAGAACTAAAAAAGACATAAAGAATCAATTAACGGCATCATTTATTTCAAATGAAAAAATCATTGCTTTTTACGGATTAACAGGAAAAACCTTTGAAGAGGAATTTAGCCTGGTAAGTTTTGAAAATACATTATTTGAAATTATATCATATTCCATTTACCTATTGGAACAGCTTTTCAATAAACATCAAAATGAAGTAGATGAGCAATTGTACAATCAAAAAAGTGGTCGTTCGCCCTGGTACCGTTTTATGGCTTTGCAATTTCAATACGGCTTTGCACTTATCACTGACAGCGATAAATATGATAATACCAATTTTACTACTGAACAAATTGAAGCTTCCAAAATTATAAAATATGCAGCTGTAGTAGAAAGCCAAGATGAAAGTAGAATGATCTTAAAAATAGCAGGTGAAATTGATGATGAACTAACTCCAATTTCTGCTGAAGTAAAAGCCTCATTTGATGCTTATTTAATGGAAATAAGATTTTCTGGAGTGAGAATCACAGTAATTAATTATCTGGCCGATAAACTGTTTTTAAATTTAAGAATATACCGTGATCCTTTGGTTATAGATGCCAACGGAATGAGCATCCTGCAAGGGAACTATCCCATACAAGATGCCATCAACGAATACATGAAAGAACTGCCATTTGATGGGGAGTTTATAGTGGCTCACTTTGTAGATAAGCTTCAGAATGTATCTGGAGTAAAAATACCACACGTAATAAATATTGAAACCTCTTGGATAGATCCATTGGTTGATGACTATGGAATTGCAATTCCAATAGATGTCAAAGCGATCCCGGTAAGTGGATATTTTAAAGTGGAAGATTTTAACAGCATCGAGTATGTGGTATAAAGTTGATTATAACAAGTTGCCGGTATTATTGCTACCCATGGGAATGCGTAAGGCGGTTACACTTGCCTTTTTATGGGCAATGTTGCGCCCCATTTACACGCTTCATTATACTTGGAAGCAACTGAGACTAGATAATATTTATAAGCTGGAGCACAACGCCCAGGTATGTTATTTCAGGGCTGCCTTAAATGACAGGTTCGACCCGGATCTAAGGCGAATTTATATAGATGGCGGAAATATTACAGAAGCTAATTACATCTATACCGTAGGAGAAAAACGGCCTAAGTATATAGGGATGTTTTATTTATTCCAAGCTCTTGAAATGTCTGCCGGTGGTGCCGATTTTTTTGTATATGTGCCTTCAGAAATAATGGAATCTCAATTGTACGAGCTTCAGGCTTTAATTAATCTATATCGCCTTGGCGGAAAACGATATTTAATAGTGAAAATATGAACAAATTTAATTTTGATACAACAGGTGGTTTTCCTTTTGAACTAGACAGCTTGGACGAGTTGTATGAGAGCTTTAACCTATTAAACAGCATTGGCGAAGTGGCAGGTGAAAAAGCCATTTTAAAGGGATGTGTGCTTACCGGCACCAATGTTTCTGATGGTGTGGTTTACGTGAATGGCGAAATGCTAGAATTTAGAGGAGGGAACAAATTAGCTTCAGTTAAAATATTTGAAGAACCTATTTCTAAGGTATTTGAGAATGGTGAAACAAAAGAAGTCTTTTTTCATCGTTGGGTAGGTTTTGGTTCCGGTGCAGGTAGCATCCCTTGGGCTGATTTTAAATTGATCATTTCTTTAAAAGATTTAGAAGAAAGATTACTCCCTCCAGGAACAAACCCACAAATGTACACGGGAGCTTTAGATGCTATTCCAACAGGTTGGC